AAAGGTAAGGTAATGAAGAGTACTCCTGCTTTCAAAAAATGGTCTGCTCATATAAAGAAAGTAGCTACAATGGTTGGTTATGAATTAGTAGATTTCTTAGATGCAGAAGATTCAATTGATAGTACGGCTAACGAACCAACTAAAGAATTATCAGATAATGGTAAGTTAACAGAGGGTGCTATTGATAATTTGTTACAATCGATGATTTCAAATAAAATCCAAAGACATACTATAACGGTTAAAGACCCTAATAAATTAAAACGATTTATGAAGGATGTTACTCCATATATAAAGAAGAACTTACTAATGGTTAAGAAAAATCCAATTAATAGTTCTGAATTGTGGATAAGCTTAGGTTCTAAATCTCAAATGAGAGAAGGTATCATTACAGAAGGCGGAACATATGTTGTGTGTAGAGAATGTGGTAAAAATCTACGAGAAATAAACTCATCTCATCTATCTAAACATAATTTAACAAAAGAAGAATATTCCAAAAAATACCCAAATTCAAAATTAATAAGTGAATATAGATTAAATCAATGTAGTAGAGGTGGGACAACTCAAGGAAAACGTAATAAGGGTAATGTTAGAGATGATTTAAAAACCAGGAATAAAACCAAAGAACATCGAAGAAAAGTAAGTGAAGGTGTTACAAAATCTTACATAAAAAATCCTAAACTTAAAGAATCTAGAAGTAAAATAGGAAAGGAATATGGATTTGGAAACAAAGAAACTCAGAAAAAAATAGGAGATATTTTAAATTGGACACCTATTCATAAAAAAGATAAATTTTCTGTATATGTTGAAAACGTTAGAAGGTTAACTAATGAAGAGTATCAAGCATATTTTGAGTTAATACCTAATGCTAAAAAACGTAGTAGGGAATATCACCTAGACCATAAATATTCAATTTCAGATGGGTTTAGAAATAATATACCCGCTGAAGTTATATCACACTATAAAAACTTTGAAATAAAGCATCATAGTATTAATGAGAGTAAAGGTACTAATTCCAGTATTAATCTCAAAAAATTACTAAGTGATATTATTCAAAGTGAACATAAATTAGATATACTCACTATCCAAGAGGGCGGAAGCTACGGGCACATGGCTCATCCATTTGATGTTGAGATGAATTTAACCTTTGGTGATCTAAAAATAATAATTGATAAAGCACTTAATGGTAATTTGGAATTAGCTAGAGAGAAAACAGATGGACAAGCGTTAGCAATTAGCTGGAGAGATGATAGAGGATTAGTAGCAGCAAGAAATAAATCACATTTAAAGAATAGTGGTGAAAACGCATTGGATATAAATGGTGTATCTTCTAAGTTTCAAGGTAGAGGTGGTTTAACAGATGCATATAACTTCGCTATGCAGGATTTAACTGATGCTATTAAACATCTTTCTAAGAAACAACGTGATAAGATATTCCAACAAGGTAAATCGTTTATGAATTTGGAAGTTATATATCCAACATCTGTAAATGTAATTCCATACAATCAGGCATTATTAGTATTTCACAACACTACCGAATATAATGAGGATGGAAACGCTATTGGTGCAAATCAAGAAGCAGCTAAGATATTAGCAGGAATGATTAAGCAAGTTAATAAGGATGTTCAGGATAAATATGTTATCCAAGGACCTCCTGTAACTCAATTACCAAAGAATCAAAACCTTTCTAAACAAAAATCTAAATTTAATGGTATGGTATCTACATTACAAAAAGAATTTAAATTAAAAGATTCCGATGGTGTAGCTGATTACCATCAAGCATGGTGGGAACAATGGGTGGATTCAAATACACCACAAACATTGGATAACAAAACCAAAATGGGATTAGTTAAGAGATGGGCATTCTTTGATAAATCATTTAGATTGGATACAAAGAACATCACAGATACTGATGTGTTAAAATGGGCTAAAAAGATAGATAAACAAGACCATCAGAAAATGGTTAAGGATAATACTCGTAAATTCGAAGATATATTCTTAGGGGTTGGCGCAGAAGTTCTATCATTTATGAGTTCAGTACTTACAGTTAATCCAGATGCAGCAGTTAGAAAAATGAAATCTGAATTAGATAAGACTGTTAAGGCTGTTAAGAAATCGGGCGACCCAAAGAAAATAGATAAATTAAAATTAGAATTAGAACGGTTAGCAGCAATTGGTGGTAAGGATAAGATAGTACCTAACGAGGGTATTGTATTCGTGTATCCAAAAGATGGAAAAGTATATACGCTGAAGCTCACAGGTGCTTTTGCAAGCTTGAATCAAATCCTCGGACTAATGTATTTTTAATCTAAAAAAATCATATTTATATAAAACGGAAAAATAAAATGAAATTAATAGATTTATTAAATGAAATTCAATACAAACGATATACAGTTGGATATTTCCATCCAGATACGGGAATCGAAGGTGATGGGCAAGGTGGGATGATGGTTGATTTCGGTAATTATAATAAAGCTGCTAAATACGCTCAAGAAATGCATAAGGATGATCCTGATTATATTTATGTAGTAATGGATGAAAAACACGTAGAACCATATCCAATATTAGTAGTAGGTAAAGAAACTCCAAAATTTAAATCTTGGATTAAATCACTAAAGAAATAAAACGGAAAAACAAAATAAAATTAAAAGATTTATTAAACGAAGATAAAACACAGAACGCACTGCAGAATTTAATGAAAGCTCTATCTAAATACAGAACTATTAGAAATGCTAGTGGTGATAAAGTCGATGGTAATATTTATTCCTAAGTAGAAGAATTGATTAAACGTATCTAATAAAACAAAAAATAAGTTATGAGTAAGAAATTAAATAATATCAAAGCAGTCAAAGAGATGATTGCAGGAACACATAAATCTCAAACCAAAACTAATGTATCTTTTGGAGAAAAGGCATCAGTACGAAGGGAGATTGGTGAAACTTGGACTGATGAGAACGGACAGGAGTGGAAACAGAAGCAGGGATACAGAGTTAAGTTAGGTAAGATGTCTAAATTAAGAACTGAGTTAAAAACATTCCCAAACTGCCCTAAAGAAGTTTGTACTTGTACATCACCAGGTCAAGCTGATAAAAAGATGAAAGCATTTCATGGAATGTGTTTAGATTGTGTTACAGAAATGGAACATAAATTACGTTTAGACGGTAAGTATGATATTTATGAGAAAGAAAGAATACTTAAAAACGCAGAAGCTTGGCTAAAACAAGCTGAAAAAGAAAAAGATATAATCAAATCTACTCTTCAAGCCGCTTTTATTAATGAAGATGGTTCAATTGAAGAATGGGGTGGATTAAACGAAGAAGAAGTTATGACTAAAATAGAAAATGATTTCGAAAAGTTTAAAAAGAACTACATCGAAAAGTTAAAAAAGGATTTGGAAGATGAACTTCATACAAAAAATAGGGAAATTTCTCAATGAAATGGTGAGAGATGATAACACATTGAATGAAAAAATAATAATTGGTATAATATCATTTATAATGATGGTAATCACATTGGGTGTTGATATATATACAGGTATTAAAGGATATAAACTACCAATCCATGAATTTGTATATGATGGTTTTGTTTATATTGTGCTAGGAGCATTTGGTATAGCAGCAGTCGGCCAAATCTGGGGTAAAAAAGGAAATAACGGGGAATAAAAATGAAATTATTAGATTTATTAAAAGAAGGTACAGGTAATCGAGATGTACTACTTAAAGTTTATAATACGGGTAAGTTTAAAGGTAAAGCTGTTGCTTTCTTTTTAAGTGATAAAGCACAGGAGTTCGCTGAAAGAGTGTATACTACAGATGTAACCGATGCAAAGGGGAATCCGATGTTAGGATTTCATCAAAAGAATCTTGAAAAATTCAAATCCCAAATGAAAAAGTCGAACTTTTCTATAGATGAACTCAGAATAGAATCTGTAATCAAGGAAGCATATACACCCGAGTACGAAACCCACACCGCATTACATAAAGACGACATCCCATCGGTAAGTAAATACAAAAAAACAGGCAATGGGATTGTTTACCAAAAAGGACATAGAGTTGTAGGACCAGATGGTGTTGGTGAAATCATCAAACAAATTAGTGATGATATTTATTTAATTGGGATTTATAAAGATGGTACTGCTACTGTAACCAAAAAAATTAAAGCACCAATGTGGGTTAGTGAATCCGTAGTAACCGAAGCTGATAAGAAAGTTAATTCTAAATCAAAAACATTCCTAAAAGGTATGAAGAAGATTAACGTAAAATCATTTGCAGATAAATGGATGCCTGGTAATACGTATTTATGGTATGATGGTAAAACTAAAAAGTTTTGGTTTGTTGATTCGGAGGGTGATTATATGGAGCTTAAAAATGAGACCACTTTAAAGGAACTATATAAATTTTTAAAATCTAAGAATATAAAAACTGAGGCTGTTGATAAGAATGAACCCGAAGTTATAACTTAGCTAAGAGCTATTGTAAAGAATCATCAACATGATAAAGTAAAAAATTAAATAAGTTATAATATGTTAAATATAAAATTCGATATCAAAACAATACTAATATTAGTAATGGGTGGTGTTATATTATTTATGAATTTCTGTGGAAATGGAAATAACAATGGAGATGATAATGGTGATACTATTATTAAAACAGATACTATTACAATCATAGACACTGTACATCAACAAACAACCAATTATATTCCCAAACCATATAAAGTAATTGAAATAAATACAGTAGAAATACCAGTAGATGTAGATACATTGGCAATTCTTAGAGATTATTACGCTGAAAGAATATACGATGATACTGTTAAATTCGATTCACTTATGGTTAGAATTAAAGATACAGTTTCGGAAAATAGATTAAAAAGTAGAAGTGTAGAAAGTTGGACATTATACAAAACTACAGTTATAGAAAATACAATAGCTAAGAATAGACGAGAGTTTTATTATGGTATTGGAATAACAGGAAATCAAAACCAAATAGATTATTTAGGTGGTGAATTTCTATACAGAACTAAGAACAATAGAATCTATGGAATTGGTGTGGGGGTAAATCCTCAATTAGAACCTGTACTGAGTGGTAGAATATATTGGAAATTACAATTCAGAAAATAATAGGAGTTATGTTTGGCTAATAAAACTATAAAAGAACTTATTGCAGAAGAATATGTTAAGTGTTCTAAAGACCCTATCTATTTTTTCAGAAAATACTGTTACATTCAACATCCACAACGTGGTAAGATATTATTTGATTTATATGATTTCCAAGAGGGATTATTAGATGATTTTGCTGAAAGTAGATTCAATATCATCCTTAAATCACGTCAGTTAGGGATATCAACTCTATCAGCTGGATATTCATTATGGACTATGTTATTTAAAGAAAACCAAAATGTTCTTGTTATTGCAACAAAGCAAGATGTAGCAAAAAACCTTGTAACCAAGGTACGATTTATGCATGAGAATCTTCCATCTTGGTTAAGAGAAAAGACTAGAGAAGATAATAAACTATCACTTTTATTAGAAAATGGTTCATTAATCAAAGCGATATCTGCTTCTGAAGATGCAGGACGTTCTGAAGCATTATCATTATTAATTATTGATGAAGCAGCCTTTGTTGATAAGATTGATGATATATGGGCATCATCTCAATCAACACTATCAACAGGTGGACGAGCAATCATATTATCAACACCAAATGGTATTGGTAATTTCTTCCATAAAACATGGGTTACAGCACAGACTAGTAAAAAATGGAGACCTACAAAACTCCATTGGACTGTACATCCTGAAAGAGATCAAAAATGGAGAGATGAACAAACTGAACTATTGGGTGAAAAGGTAGCAGGACAAGAGTGTGATTGTGATTTCATTAGTTCTGGTTATACTGTAGTAGAGGGTGAGGTATTAAAATGGTATCGTGAAACTCATGTAAAAGAACCAATTGAAAAAACAGGCCCGAATGGTGATTATTGGAAATGGACTGTACCTAATTATAGTAGAAATTATATAGTAGTAGCCGATGTATCCAGGGGGGATAGTGTCGATAATTCAGCCTTTCATGTTATTGATGTGGAATCATTAGAACAAGTAGCAGAGTATTGTGGTAAGATGGATACCAAATCATATGGTAATTTCTTAGTTAACGTTGCTACCGAGTGGAATGATGCTTTGTTAGTTATAGAAAACGCTAATATCGGTTGGAGTAGTATTCAAGAAGTATTGGATAGAAAATATAGAAATCTATATTATTCATATAAGAACTTAGGGTATGTTGATGAAACTATTCAATTACAAAAAGCATATGATTTAGCTGACCAATCTAAAATGGTTCCTGGATTCTCAATGACAAGTAGAACAAGACCCTTGGTGATATCTAAATTAGAAATACATACGAGAGAACGAACACCTATTATAAGATCAAGTAGATTAATTGATGAACTATTTACATTCATGTGGGTTAAGAAGGATGTTAATCAACCACCAAGAGCAGAAGCTAGAAGAGGTTATAATGATGATTTAGTTATTTCATTCGCTACGGGATTATGGGTAAGAGATACGGCACTAAAATTAAGACAAAAAGGTGTAGATTTAACTCGAAGAGCATTAACACATACTACCAAATCACAACCTGTATTTAAAACAGGCAATGCTCAAGGTAAACAACAATGGAGTATGAAAACAGGAAAAGGTGAAGAGAATATTGATTGGTTACTGTAAATCTAAATATTTTCATATTTATATACTGTAGTACTATACTTTAAAAAAATCAATATGGCAAACGACAATTTATTTAATAGCTTAAAGAAATTATTTTCAACTCAAGTAGTAGTACGTAGAGTGGGTAAAGGGAAGATAAAGGTTGTAGATTCTTCAAGATTACAATCAAGTGGTAATAAGCGTGGTTCATCACATTTCGATAGATACGGTAGGCTTCATAATACTAATAAGAATTGGCAGACTTATAATGAGAGATTTAATTATCATGCCAATAAATTAGAACTATATAGTGATTATGAAGCAATGGATAAAGATTCAATTCTACATTCAGTATTGGATATCTATTCTGATGAAGCTACGTTAAAAAATGATATGGGTGATGTTCTAAAAATCAAATCAACTGATGAGGACACTAAAAAGATATTAAGAAATCTATTCTATGATGTATTAAACATTGAGTTTAACCTGTGGTCTTGGGTTAGGGGTATGAACAAATATGGTGATTATTACTTAGAATTGGATATAGATCCTGAATTGGGTGTTGTTAACGCAGAACCAATGTCAGCATATGAAGTGGTGAGAGAGGAAGGGTATGATGAAGAAAACCCATACTCAGTACGATTCAGAATGCAAAGCCAGCATGTTAATTCATATAGTAGACAACCACAAGGAAACGATAGGTACTTAGAATCATTTCAAGTAGCTCATTTTAGATTAATGTCAGACACAAACTTTTTACCATATGGTCGTTCTTTATTAGAGGGTGCAAGAAAGACGTGGAAACAATTAACTCTTATGGAAGATGCAATGATGATACATCGTATTATGAGAGCTCCAGAAAAAAGAGTATTTAAAATTGGTATTGGTAATATTCCACCTGAAGAAGTGGATAATCATATGCAAAATATCATCGATGGGATGAAAAAAGTACCGTATATTGATGAGGCGACTGGAGATTACAACCTCCAATTCAACCTTCAAAATATGTTGGAAGATTATTACTTACCTGTTAGAGGTAGTGAGAGCGGTACGGAGATAGATACATTATCAGGAATGGATTTCGGTGGAATTGATGATATTGAATATCTAAGAAACAGAATGATGGCAGCTTTAAAAGTTCCCAAGGCATTTGTTGGATATGATGATAGTGTTAATGGTAAAGCCACACTAGCACAAGAAGATATTAGATTCGCACGTTCAGTAGAAAGAGTCCAAAAGATTGTCGAATCAGAACTTACAAAAATAGCAATAGTACATTTATATTCTCAAGGATATGAGAATGCAGAATTGGTTAACTTTAAATTAGAGTTAACTACACCATCTATTGTATATGAGCAAGAGAAATTAAACCTATGGTCTGAAAAAGCTACATTTGTTAGAGATATGAAAGAATTGAAGATGTTCTCAAATGAATGGTTATATGAAAATGTGTTCAATATGAGTGAAGATGAATGGAAAGAAGAACAACATAAGGTTATTAATGACTTGAAACTCGGATTCAGACATGAGCAAATTGAGCAAGAAGGTAATGATCCCGTTAAAACAGGCGAATCATTCGGAACGCCACATGATTTAGCAACTGCAAATCAACAACCTCAAGAAAACGGCGGCTCACCTGAGGGTGGTTTTGAAGGAGCAGGTAGACCTAAAGAGGGTGGTACGTTTGGAAAGGATAAAAACGCAATGGGAAGAGATCAAATTGGTAAAAAGGAAATGAAATCAAATGAATCTAAATTTGATGCTTCCGTAATACTGAGTAAGGATGAAACGAAAAATATTATATCAAAAATGCCTAGAAAAGTTAAGACAAAACAAATGATAATTGAATCATTATCTGTGGAGCAAAAAGCTGAATTAGATATGATGGATGAGAAAAATATATTGGATTCGGATAATTAATATATTTATTACAAAGAGTAGATAACTTTATCAAAAATAGAAGTGTATATACATGAAAAAATTAAAACATTCAAAATATAAAAATACAGGTATTCTGTTTGAATTACTTATTAGACAGATCGCCACCGATACTCTTAATAATAAGAATTCTACAGCCACTAAGATAGTTAAAGAGCACTTTGGGAAAAAAACCGAGCTAGCAAAAGAACTGAAATTATATCAAACCATAGTGTCTGAAAAGTTTAATACTGAGTATAAAGCTAATGAATTTTTAACGATTGTTCTTAAAGAACGAGCTAAGCTTAATAATAGTACGTTAAACAGACAGAAGTATAATCTTATTAAAGAGATTAAATCAACATTCGTACTCGAAGATTTTTTCAAATACAGAGTATCAAACTATAAAGAGAATGCATCTATTTTTAAATTATTCGAATATTCTGATTCAGATAATCCTAAAGAACACATAGAATGTAAATCTACATTATTAGAATCACTATCAGGACAAGCGACAGTATCAAATTCATCGGTTCAGATTAATGAAGAATATTCAAAACAACCTAGAGAGATTAGATTATTAGCATGGAAGATGTTAGTTGATAGTTTTAATAGTAAATATACTACATTATCAAAAAATCAAAAAGGCATTTTAAAAGAATACATCAATTCAGTTGATAATTCAGAAAAATTGAGAGAGTTCGTTACATCTGAATGTGATATGATGAAAAGGGATTTAAAATCATTTAAGATAACAGATAAAGTTACAAGAATTAAAGTTAATGAAGTTATTAAAATGTTATCAACTGTGAAAAGCGCTAAAGTTATTACAGAATCTCAAATTCTATCCTTATTAAGATATTCTGATTTAAAAGATGAATTAAAAAAGGTATTTTAAATGAAATCATTGTTAAGAGAAATAGAAGATAAATTTTCAACATTAGAAAAAACCAATGATGATGAATTGGAAGAAGCTAATGTTACGGGTAATATCGATGGCGGTGAAGGTCCTGTAAAAACACCAAAAGCCTTTGCTAAATCTGATGATGAAGAACGATTAGATGATGATCACATTGAAGTCCTTGGATATAAACGTACAGCTCCTAAACGAAATAATACGAAATTGGAATCGTTAGAATCTAAAATGGAAGCATTAATTAATGAGTTATCTTATAATGAATTTAAAAAAGATGAATCGAGAAAAGATTATCAAAAGATAAACGATTCTATTAAAATGATTAATAGAATGATGTTTGAAATGGAACGTGTTGTTAATCAAAACGTAAAGTTAAAAACAGAACAAGGTGTTAGTAATGAAAAATATTGGAAATCAACAAGACGAAGATTTACTAAGATATCAGAAAGAATACTGAAAGTAGCTACTAAGTTAAAAGAATTAGGCGCATGAAACCAGAAAGTAAAGTAATTAAAGAGGAAATTTCTAATAAGGATATGGATGATATCAGACTACTTATTA